CAATATCCCCAACAATGTCTACACCAAAAGCAGTACCAACTCCCGCAACTGCGCCAGCTAATAAAACAGCTGGTAAGCTCGCTCCGCCTGTCATTCCGAGTGACGCAAGCATGTATGCAAGCATTGCCCCTCCTCCGGCAAATGTAGCCTGAGTATTAAAATTAGGCATACCAACACCAAAGAGGTCTTGTGTGTTCCTACCATACAATGTAGGCATAAACGCATCGGCAATCATATTACCACCTGTAAAACCTGCTAAAGCTGGCAAAAAGCCAGCGCCAAGACCTTTCAAGCCCTTACCTCCACGCATCATGCCTACACCTCGTCTGCCCCTTCCGGTCATACCAAGCATACCGACTCCTAATAAGCCACCAGCACCTAAAAACTTCATTGAATCAACAAGCGCACCAATAACTTGGAAAAGGCCAGACATCACAGGCGTAAGCATTCTCAAACCATCAGCAATCATTTCAAGTATCGTAGGTAACCTTTCCATTATAGGACTAGCGGCGCCAAAGAAATCTTTCATGGCCGGAAACACTTCATCAACAATAGCATTGACAACTGAATCTATACGATCTATACCGCCACCAAAAAAAGCGTTATTGCCAGCTTCAAACAAGCCAAAAATACCGCCCATAAGCCGACCCATACTGGAACCGAATTTTTTAACAGAATCAGCATTAGCAACTAAACCCCTAGAAAAATCTCTAAACAAAGAAGACTTATTAGCATTAGAAGCAGCCTTAAACATGTCAATAATAACATTAGCCGCAGGCTCATACTTGCCTAAAAAATCCCCCATACCAACAAAAAAGTTTCTAACAGAACGGAAAAACCCAACAAAATTCTCACCCATTTCCTTAATGTTACCCAAATGATCTATAATGTTTTCAGTTATAAAACGCATCATGCGATCAAATATCGTAACCATAGTAGGCCCCATTGAGTCAGCGCCGAACCTTTGTATGATAACCTGAAGGCCTAAAAAGTTTTCCCTAAGAATATTAGCAATTTGAAGAAACGAATCACGCATTGGCCCCAACAAATCATCACCTGCATCTGCAAACATATCTCGTATGCCGACAAAAGAAGTCTTAGCAGTTCCAATAAATGTTCGGCTAAGGTCAGAGCCTTGATTAGCAAAAGCAGGGCTAAGCACATTTCCAGAATTTATCAAACCAACCAAACCAGACAAATTAGTAGCAGATATGTTAGTGTTTTTAGCAAAACCCGGAGCGGATGTAAGAGCCTGCAGTGCAGGACCCAAACTACCAGTCGTTCTCGCTTGCCCCAAGGTCCCAATAAACTGAGCTGCAGCCTTAGGATCATAATTAAACAAAGCACTTACCTGTTGGCCTAAGCCAATACCAGTACGTCCTGAAAATCCGGCACGAGCAAGAGCGCCTTGAAGCTCCATAGTGCCTTGGCCGCCTAACAAACCAGATGTCATAGCCCCAAAACCTCTACCCATACGGGCAACTTGGCCCCTACCAGTAGCTCCCCCGCCTAAAAACGGAGAAAGTTGCGCCTCTTGAAATTGGCGCATAGCCGCAGCTGCCGTAGCTAAAGCTGTAGCTACACCTGCAGCGGTTACCGAAAGCCCCTTCAGGGCAATATTATATAAACTAGCCGCCGCACGGCCAGTTATAAGAGCTAACTTTACGGCAAGCAAACCTGCCGTAAATAAAGCGATCTCACCCGCCATAGCAATAAAAGAAAACTTGGCGAACATTGTGAAAAGTCTCGTAAACCCACGAAACAATCCTGAAACGGTACGGCCTAACTTACCAAGCCTATTATCAAGCTTTTTGAACCTGTCGTTCATGCCGCTGCCACGACGATCCATACGAGCAACGGTCTTTTCCATTCTCTTAAACTGTTGTTCAATCAGCTTAAGACGCTTAGCTATATTCCCATCATCAAAGTCAAGCTTTGCGTGAATGGTATGTGAAGTGTCAGCCATGCCTACCTCGTAGAATCTACATTAATTTACAATAGTATTCTACCGTAAAGGTAGGGTATGATAATATAGGAAGTTACCTAGAACCCCTCTTTTTCTCTGCTTCCTTATGATCTCTAGATAAAGCTGTGGCGCAAGCCATTCTCAGCAGCCACTCGTCCTCATCACAGTTCAAAATCAAGATTGGATCTGTACTAAATGCTTCGGCTAATCGTGCGGCTGACCTTATTCTAGGGTCATGCGAAAGATGCTCAACTAGCCCTTCGTAGGGTCCTCAGCATCAAGATCATCTCCATAACCTGCATAATCAAGAATCTTAATCGCAGCAGACTCAAGGTGAGGATCAACTGCAAAAAAAGCTCTAATAGCATCAGGTAGTGGACGAGTAGTCCCTGTCATATCAAGCAAAGGCTGAGAAGTAAAGTTAAGAGGATGACCCTGCTCATCTTCAACAAGCTCATCATTAAAATAAATACCATTTAAGCAATTACCAACAACATAACATGAGAACTTAATAGAATCAAGCTCATCTGTTTTCCTATTAGTGGAATTGCGTCGCCAAGCTTTCAATTGCTCATTCGTAATGTTTGGAGAAAAACGTAAAGAAACACCTTCTCGCTCAGGAACCGCAATCTCAATATCAGGACGACTAACTTCCTTTGAAATCTCTTCTTTTAACTGATCTAAAACCGTAAGTTTAGCTGGAGGTTCTACATCTTTTTTGTGTTTGTCAACTGCGCCACCAGCAGGAACAGTTATAATTTCATCTTTATTATCCATACTGATATATTACTACAGTGAAAAGCCCATGTCAAGGGGTTAGTCGGTTAGAGCCGCCCAAGTGTTCTTTCCAACAATACCATCAGCTACTAGACCCTCATCTTTTTGGAATCTCTTAACAGCACGGTCAGTCATTCTACCAAAATCGCCGTCAATACCTGAACGAGTCTTGTGCCATGTAAGCTTATATCCTTGAGCAACTAGCAGTTTTTGTAGCAATTCTACAACTTTACCTTTAGCGCCTTTGCGAAGCACGACTTTAGAACAGTCTTTGATGTACTTGGCTACAGCGTTTTCAGGCTCTGCAACAGCTTTAGTGATCTTCTTTTCTCCAGATAGTGCAGGAGCATCAAACCAAACAAACTTTCCGCCAGAAACATAACCCGGCTGGTGATGCCACCATTCCGAAGGCACTGTTTTCTGAATTCCATATTTTTTAGCTACAGCATTAACTTTATTTGTACTCATGCCGCCGCCCCACTTAATTATGCGGAAATCAACTGCATAACCGTAAGAACCGAATGACGGTTGAGCCATATGGTAGCTACCTTGAAAGCCGTTAGATTTTTTCCTATCCGGGTTTGCCGCCAGATTGAACCCCGGCTTCTTGCTCTTGTACCCGTCGTACAGGTACTTTTGCTGCCAGTACGTGCGAACACCAGAAACAACGGATACTTTACCTTTGATCTCAGGGTCATTAAAGAATGCTTCAAGCCTATCTTTGAAACGTGGATGGAGCTCGTCAAGACGAACGTTTTTACTTGTGGTTGGAATTGTCATCTTTGTTCCTTTATTAAGCGTTAGCTAAGCCGATTGGGGCAAACTGTGAAACCGCAAACGTTAGTGAAAACGCTGACGGAGCTCCAGAAGAAGCATCACCATCAATATCAGAAAGTCCTACAAGTAGGCACCTTGGATATGATCTACGTGATTGTGCTGCTTCAAGATCACAATTAAGTGTGTATATGGTAACATCGTAATAAGTTTGTCCGACACACTGACGAATTTCATCAAGAAATCCAGCGTCATGTACCTCATCATAAAACTTGCTTACAGTTATATCTCCAATTTCAGCAGGTGCACAAAGCACATCTGGGAATTTAGAGTTTCCATCATATATTTTCTCAACAGCTGCGCTTATTTCGCCACCACTTACTGTAGCAAAATAATTAGTTCCAGTTGTGGCGCTTTTTTGCACTACAGGGCCTTCAACGTGCCCAGCAGCTTCATCAGCGGGTACCGGAGTTATTTCTGCTACAACCTGTCTTTGAGTAGTTTTCATTTTATATATCTCCTATTATATTACTGGGGAATTGAGAGTACTCTTTGTAACCTCAACCTCAATCATGTCTACAACGCCTGCTACACGGACACCAACAGTAGCTTTAACAATTCCTTGCGCCAACTGGCTATTAGGATTATTAGTGCCATCTACAGTAACAACATAGCCGGGATCAACCAGCTGATTGCTGTCGTTTCTAGCCTCATAAAGGCCTCCAGAAACTCTCATTGGGTCTAGGAAAGCAACTATAGAAGCTTCAATCCTGCCAAATAAGTTTCCACGGCTGTCAATCGTATTGAAGATAAATTCTTCCATTCTTGACTCTACACCGTAAACAACATGGTTAATTGTGTCTCTTAGAGTAATGTATCGCCAGTTTGTCTCATCACTTGAAACAGACCTAGCTCCATAAACCCTAATACTGTTGCCAATCTTACGCATAGCATTTACTCTACCCTCATCAAGCCTATCGCCATCTGCTGGAGAAACAGCTTGATTAAGATCAACAATTGTTCTAGCCGCAGAAATTGCACCAGCACCGGGTCGCCATGGGCCACCGGAGGATTGAACTGCCCTAGCTCTAGCAGCAGCTGCATAAGCAGTTGGGTCAATCGTTACAGTTGCTGATTCTGGATCAGGTTCCGCAGTGGTTGCAGTAGCTCCAGCAGCAACATAAGAAGCAAGCTCAGTTGCGCTTGGGCTAGGAACCTTAACGTGTGGCCAGTAGTACGCTGTGTAGCTAGCTGCTGTATCAGTGTACTCTGAAGCAGCGGTTGTTATTGCTGTGTCAACTGAGGTTCCAGCTGCAAGCGCAAACAATGCTACTCTATTATGGGCCTCTACGTGAGACAGTAGACCATCTCTTGTTGTGTTGTCGTACACGCCCGGCACTGAAACCGCACCATTTTTAAGGTCAGTTGTGAACTTCGCAAGTCCTGTAACCTTTTCTGCTGCAGTAGCAGCGTTTGTTCCATTAGCTCCAGAAGTTAAAGCAGTAGCTGCATAAGCTTTTGGATTAAGTGATGACGCCGATTCATTACTTGCAACAACCAAATGATTAACCGTTCTAGATTCGTTAATAAAATTAACTGCGTCTGGAACGTCTTTAAGATCACGGCTTGTAAAGATCAAAACACTGTTCAAGTATATTTTAATTCTAAAATATCCTGAAATCGCAACAGTCGCATCAGCGCTTGTTAAGATTTCCACTGAAATAGTGTTTCCCCATTTTCCTGGGTTTTTAGCTGCTATTGTTATTGTGTTAGCAGGTGAACCTGCTGTATCTTGAAAGGTTTTTGTAGCAGTCGCATAAGAAGCGCCCAACACACGCTGAACATAACAACGTGTTCCACCTTCATCAAAATAAGTTTTGACATACTGGTAAAGATTACCTGCTTGGTAATCTCCATACTCTCTAACGTAATCGCTAAAGCTGCGACAAAGCGTAGGCTTTGTAATATCACCACGCTCAGCTTCGCCAACAACAAACCATTGGCCCGCCACTATATCGCCGTTACCCGTAGGTCCTTGTCGCACCGCTGTGGTGACATTAATTCCCGGCATTTTCTAAGCCTCCATCTTACTAAAATTCAATACGGTATTGATTTCCACTTTGAGTTGTCTCAAAGTAATTAAACTATCAAGGTTATAATATCACACGGAGACTGTAACTCCATGAAACATTGCTTAACTCCTTATTTATAGTATATCATGTATTTCTGCGCAGAGCACGTATATCCGATTTTTTCAAAAGTCTGTTAACTCTAGAATTACTATTATTCTTCTGAGCATCTCTTAAAACCCAGTAAGTTTGGCGCATATCTTCAAAATCACCTTTTTCATCAGGAAAATCTAAAGGCGCTACATTATCAGTTCGCATAACACGAAACATAGCAACAAGGTCCTTAATTTGCTCATTGTTTACCAAGTTATCGTTTCTTGAAGGAAACTCTAACAAAAACTGTTGAACTTCATGGTGCTTTTCTGGAGTAAATTCAACATTATTCGTCATCTTCTGAAGCCTTTCTCCTTGCCCTTAAATCATCTAAAACCTCTTGCATACTGTTAAAAGGCAAAGCTGAATTTTTTTCTTGTTCACGCTCAACCCTATCAGCTTGATTTTTTTGTAGATTGCGAACCCTTTGCACATACAACCTGCCTTGTGCTTCACTATATTCCTTTAAAAGTTCAGGATCGTTAGCTACTTCTTCCATTGACATGCCATTACCTAGAATCACTTTATCTTCATGAACACGTTCAAATTCGTCAGGATTACCTATTATCAAGGGAACGCTATGAGGCTCTACAGAGGTTTTCTTTTCATCGTCAGCCATTATACATACTCCCCAAAGCCAAGAATAACCTCCACCGCATTATCATAAACACTTCGCTGAGTCTCTAAAGTCTCCTCAGGCATAGTAAGATTTCTACCATCTTCATCAAAAACAAAACTTCTCATTGATCCGATACTTGCAATCCACGGAGGCAGTAAGCGATCAACATTTCTTTTTAAAGCAACCTCAAATGGTATCTTATCAGCTAAATCTTTACGCATTTTTTTATACAAAGGAGAAAGTTTGAAATCTAAAAATTCATCAGAACTGCTCTCTTCTGCATACTCATCCGTGTAAATCTCTGGATTAGTACTATCAAACTCAACTGCCATTTTTCTTCTCCTCACGTAACTGCATCACATCTCTACGAAGTTTCTTTAAAAACTCTTGGTACTCACGTGTAGTCTTTTCTTTCTCTTCTATAAGCTTAGCTCTTGTCATACCTTCACCATAAACAGTAGCAATCTCTTCATCTGTCTTGATCCAATTCTCATTCATCGTGCGAATAACATCTTCTCTGTCGTCTTCGCTCATATTTTCATCAAAATCTGTCATAACTATATCATACCCCACTAAACATTGCTAGTCAATACTATGCCATGTACCTTCCGCAAGACACATGGTGGCTTCCAGAAATATCGTACAAGTTATCTTCATCTGAATCTCTCACAGCATTCTTATCAGAAGATATCAAGAAAGACCAAGGTTTTGTAACTTTAGTTAATATTTCAAGCCAAGCAGAAAGCGCTTTTCTCATATTTTCTGGCAATATAAACAGCTTCTGCGGACCAAAATCACCATATGTTAACAGGTATGTATTCTGACCTCTCAACTCAGTAGCCAAAGCTTTTTGAGCTGTTCCAGTAAACATTGACCTATGAGCTTGATATGCGGCTTCTTCTCCATGCCTATCAAAGCCTCTTCCAGTTCCTAAGTGTCCAAATATATCATGAACAGCTCTAAATTTATCGTTTTGCTCATTTGTAAAGAACGGGTGACCTCCAGTAACTTCAGTTTTTAAAACTTTAATTCTTTTATTCTCTATAAAATCTTTCCTCATCTCTGCATAAGACCCATAAGGATCTTCATCAACAAACTCTACAGTTATGCCTAAGCCACCTTCTGATTCAGGTTTAGTAATAATATCCCACTGCTCTTCTACTTCATCAGCTAAGGCAGTCCAAGCTTCAGTAACCTCACCAGAAATTTGTTCTTTAGGAAGATCGGGCTCACTAGCATAAGTTCTACCAATATCTGTTCTTTCAGAAGGCTCCACTGCAGTAACTTGGCTCCAATCTTTTTTCTCTTTATGAAAAGCAGCTATGCTTTCTATGGGCTCAGCTACAGTAACAGTGACATCTTCGTCTGAGCGCTCGTAGGTTATTTCATCATCTACATCTGGAATGCCACTATCAGCCATTGTGTTTAGTGGCGGCTCATTAATGTCTGTGTCGTCATATTCTAAAACAGAAGTCTCAGGTCTTGTGTTCCTTACAGAAAGGCCTACAAATCTGTCAACCGTAACCCAACCTTCGCCTTGCATGCCCGGAGGTTGACTCATATCCTTTTCAATATCAGGCAAGTCTTCTTTTATCTTCTCAGCTTGAGCTTTTAAAGCTTCCTGAATTTCTTCGTCTGTTGCGTCGTCCATATCAAGATCTGTTTCTTGACCAATAACGTCTTTCAAGGTTTCTTCAACATATTCATTTGTAAAAATATTTGGAAATCTAGTAAAAGCAGAATAAGGGTTAGCTTCGTTATCACGAAAACCCTCAGGCAATTTATTATCATTATTTTGCCTTATCCTATCAATCTCCCTGTTGGTCCTATTAATAATTGCCTCTGCGTCCCTAATCGCTGTAGGAGCTTTATCAAGTTTACTTGTATCTATGATAAATTCATGTTCTGGGAAAGAACCAAATCCTTGGGGAAAGCCAGACACAATAGCCTCTATCGGTACAGCAACTTCTACTATAAAACCATCTCCCTCTGCGAAATCCATAGCAGTTTCTGCGTCCAAAGCAAACGAAGCCAACGGAGCATATTTAACATTTGAAGGAGTGTTAGGAGAATCGGTCTTAATTCCCCTGTATAACGTAACTCTTTCAATCCCTGCATCTTTCAAAACTTGCTGTATAGTAGCAGACTCAGTTTCTAGTAAATGTTTAATAGCTTTAATAGATTGTTTATTGATACCTACCGTGGGGGAGTCCCATCTCAAATCGCTATCTTCTGGATGAGATCCATCAGCCTCAGCGGCTTTAGCTAACTCAGACTCAACTGGAGTGTAATCAAACTTATCTTCCGCTTCCAGAATCTCTTCTGCGGTTATTCCAAGCAATGCTTGAATATCATCCTCATCTGTCCCTCCGATTTTATCCAAGTCTTCATATGTGGCGCCAGCAGCAAGCGACACAATAGTATCCCAATCATCTAATGGTCTACCCTCAATTCCCCAAGACGTGACCTTACCGGCACCCTCAAGCGAATCCCGATACACAATTGCAATTCGTTTATCATCATCATAAGCATCAAGCAAAACATTAATAACAGCTTCTTTTTCTTTCGGATTTAATTTTCTGTTTTCTTTGTAAAACGGCATCCAAAACACTTTTTCAATTATCTCTTCTCTACTCATTCCCGCCATTTCAGCCGCAGCTAATTGAGCAGAAATAATTTGAGAATCGCCTGCCCAAGCTGAATGTAGTTCACTAACAAATTTCTCTGCTAAATTATTAAGATCAGATTCATTAATATCTTCATCAACTACTGAAGCGGCTACCGTAGCGTAATTCTTCAAAAACCATTCCTTAACATCATCAGGCACAGTCTCTAAAAGTTTCCTAGCAGTATTTTTAGAGCCCTCATTCTTAATAAGCTTTTTGACTTCTTCAAGATTTATTTCCGACCTATTTCTAAGTCGCTCACCTACATTCTCAGTTGGTGCTTTACCTACTCGGAATGGGTTACGAAGCGAAGCTATCTTAGCACGCAATTTACCTGTATGTAAAGATTTTCCAAGAGCCTCAGCAAAAGGCGTAAACTTATCAAGGTTTCTAAGCATCTTCTCAACACCCTCATCACCCTGCTCTAAAGCTTCTTGAAGCTCAATCGGATCATCGCTTCTAATACCCTTTGCAGCTCTTTTACGTGCGATAAATCTTTCAGCTGTTTTCTCAACAAAAGGACGCACAACCCTACCATAAATTGTTGAAAACTTTTTAGCCCTAGACAATTCATCGTTTTTCTTTTCAGCTCTTTGCCTTTTAGCGTCATCAAACCTTTCAGCCATCGTACTCATAATTCTTCTTTTAATTAAAGAAGTAGTCTTCGGAATGTTTTCTATTTCTAAATCTTCAGCTAGTTCTCTAATTTCATCAGGTTCCATAAGATCAAGCTCGTCACTGCTGATGTCCATAAAGTCATCCATGTCCATAAAATCTGGGTCAGGAGTTGGGCTTGATGCAGCACCTGATGCTAATACATCCGACCTATAACTTGGCTTGTCAAGATTCCTTCGTTTCTTTTCTTGCTTCATCTTTGCCGCAATTGCCAAACGTTTATTCTGTATTCGCCTATACACATCTTCATCAATCTCAGTACGAGAAATGACGGTGCCATTCAAATCCACAACATCTTCAGAATTTTCATGAGCATCAATATAAACATCTAGCTTGCCATCGGGTATAAGCTTAACCGCTTCGTCAACAGATAATTGCCTATCACCCATAATGTTTTCAAAATTAGAAACAATATCATTTCGCTTTTTTGGATCAATTTTAGCTGAAACTCTTTTAGGTTTAGCCGCATCAGGATTCGCAGACATTCCATCATCCGTTATAACACCTAGCAAAGCATTCTTGACAGTAAATGAATCATCTACATTTTGAATGTCTACCACTTTTCTGATCAAAAGATCATCAGCTGCTAACGCTCTTTCTTCAACATATTTATTGGCCAACTTAAAAAGCTCAGGATTATTAATCTCTATAGCTTTCAATACATTTACTACATCTAATACGTCCTGAGGAATATTTTCTTTTGCTTCATTTATAACCACATTTCCTTTATCATCAAAATATATAACATTAGAAGCGTGTAAAGAAACTAACTCTTGTAATAATGCTTTTGCTTCTTCATCTCCGCCTGCTAGTTGAGAAATTCTTTCAAGCGTCATAGATTGAGCATATCCAAAAGCCCACAATTCTTCAGGCTTTCTCATATAAATTTGTTGGTTTACTTCCGGCACCAAGGTTCTGTTTTTATTAAAGTCAAGAATATTTACGTCTTTAACATCCGCATCACTTACCATATTCCGAACTTTCAGGACATACATATTTAAAATAACACTATTATAAATAACATCTTCATCTCCTGTTATTAAGCCTTCTAATATATTGGTGTTACGTGTAACGTCGCTTAGCGCTTCGTACTTGGATGACATGGCTATAGCCCTCACATAACGAACCCTAGCCTGCATGGCGTATGGCATATCTTCAAGAAGTTCTTCAAACTCATCGTCAGACATTTTTGACAAAGTTTTTAAAACAGCTTCTGGCGATCCATTTTCAGGGTTATAGTCAACTCTAACTGACTCTTCAAACAAACCACGTTTCTGAAGCTCTTCAAAAGTTATATCAAAACTTTTTTCATCAATAGTGATTCCCACTGCATCAAAAAATTCATCTACTATCTGTTCTTTTGTAGGGTTTGAAATGCCTCTTTTTTCAAGCCTTTCTTTAGCCCTTCTAATTCTAGTAGGAAAACGTTTAATAGCATTATCATAAATTTTATCTTTAGTTATTTTTATAGACCCAACTTCTGACTTAAATCTTTCTTCTTTATCTTTTATTGCCATCAAAACTGGCTTGTCCCTAAATCTTTCTGGAAGATACTTTCTCATAAACTTTTCAAAAACTGCATTCTTCTTAACTAAATTCTGAAAAGTCTCTTTTATGGCAGATCTAGCATAGCCTTGAGGACTTGCTTTCCTGTAGTCATATCCGTGACCCGCCTCATGCACTAATATATCTACGGGGTCCCTACCCTTTATAACGATTATTCTATTACTGTCTTTATAATAACCTCCGTCCACACCCGGTTTAATTCTAGCTTGTCCTGTCCACGCTGGAGGCTTATTGCGATCTACAATTCCAAAAACATTTAATTTATTACCTTGCTCAACTACAGCATCAGCTTTTTGCGTACTAGCAATTATATCTAAAGCTTCATCAAGTTGGGCTGTACTCATAACCTCATCCAAAGATTTATCTTTTTTAAAGTTAAGTTTGAACCTTTCAAGGTCAGGTTTCTTAAATTGCACACGTTCCATCAAGCGGCTCACTACTCCCCTTCTTTTAACAACTGCAGCAGGAGGAGACTTAGGCGCACCCAACCCTCCATCAGTAGCATCGGGAAGCTCTGGAGAAGCAGCAACGCCACCAACAGCGCTAACGGTAGTATCTACTACATCTTCTCCTCGTTCTATAGCTCGGTAACTTTCAGAGCTTTGAAGAAGAATCAAAGGATCAGGATCTATTTTAACAGGTTTGAAATCTTTTTCAAGAGCATCAATACCTTTGAGCCATCCATAAAAGTCATCTGAAATGCCTGCAATTTCTTCATAAGTAAAATGTTGCGGGAAATGCCACGAAGCTGCAACAGGATACGAATTATCCTCACCAACAGCCTTCCATTCTATCTTATTGCTCCCTTCAAAGATAGCCCTAACCTCTGGAGAAACCCTATCAAGCCTCTCCTCTTTAGCTCTAGTAAAAGACCAGATTCTCTCTACAAACTCCTGAACTTCTTCACTTGGGTCCCTTCTGTCACCGCCATGCTTTTCGTACTGTTGCCAATACCGCCAATAATCTAAAACTTCTTTAAACGCTTCTTCATAGGTAAAGCCTGATTCACCCGAATTAACCCAATCGTTAACGTCTCTTCTAATTTTCTCAAAAAGAGCTATTTCCACTTCAGGATGAAAATCTAGTAAATCATTCTCAGCCAAAATTTGCATAAACACAGCGTCTTCAGAAATTCTTGCCAAAGTTTCTACCGGCGTGTTCCAATAACTTCCAGAGTCCCTTGCTGAATCATCCCTCTGCAAAGCTCGTACCGTCCTACCACGATAAATTTTTACAAGCACTCTAGCCATATGGTAACCAGCCATATCTTCTCTAGTACCATCTGGTTTTAAAGGAAAAGCTTTTTCAATATCTTCGTCACTAATAAGACCTATTAATTTATCAGCATCACCATCTACTGTTCCAACGTCAATTCCAAAATCTTTACCTTTTTGAGTAGGAACTAAATCGCCACGCTCATCCACCTCAAGGTATCCGCCAGATATCAAAACAGCTGTCATAGCATTATTAGAATGGTAGGTGTGATTACTTCTCCAGTCTCTGGTATATTCTGTGGCTTTATCAGTGACTGATGCATCTAAAGCATGATGATACTCATGTGTTAATATGCTTAAAGCATAACTTTGAAGATTATCTTTTATTTCTTTTTTCTTCTCTTCACTAGTATTAGGATCAGCCAATTTTTGAAGACGACGCTCCATGCCTTTTCCGGATATGTGTATTCTTTTAACTGGTTCCGTACCTGTCCCTATTTCCTTTATTGCAAAGTAGCCGCCAAATCCGGCTCCTTTTTCTGCTACTTCATTGCGAGCTTCTTGCGCTTCCATATACGCATCAGTAGGAACAAAACTAATAACAACTCTTTCTTCAGAAGTATTACCATTATTAGAATTCAAAATATTACTTAAAAGTGGAACAACCCCTTCCATTACGTTTTTGTATTGAATAGCCTCTGGAGTCTCATTTGCATAAAATAAAACACCCCCAGAAAATCCATTAACAATGACAGGATTGTCATCCAGAGCTTGCTGCACATCTTCTTGCTTTCCAGCCAATGAAATTTTCTTTCTTCGTGCAAAATCAAAAGGATTTTCATAGTCAGTAACACGCACCAACATCTCGTCTATTTCTTTACCCTGTTTATCAGTCGTCATAAGCAAAATTTCTTTCATCTCTCCGATGCCCATTTCTTCTAACTCTTTTACAGTGTAAGTACCTTCTTTCTTTTTACCAAAACGTTTTTTAGGAACTGTCTCTAAAAACACCAATCTGCCATCTTTAATAGACCAAAGCCTACCATCCCAATTTTTATCTATTACCCACTTATCTTGGCGTCGTCGGTAAATCATTCTTTGATTCAAAGTCTCAACAAATTGAGCTTTTATTTTTTCTTTCGCATCAGGATCGCCTAAAGGAAGATCAGGTCTGCTATCCAAAAAGCTTATCAACTGGGACACAATCTCATTACGAAGTTTATGATCTTGAAAACTTCCATTGCCTTCAGGCACATCAATTTCTCCTAAATCAAATAACTCGTTATACATTTCATTAGCAATGAATTCCCTTGCTTCTTCACTAGTTGAACCATATGAATAGAAAGGGCTTCTAGGATCATCAAACGTAGTTCTGCTGGCCCTAACTTCCGGAACAAGCCTTATATCATCAGGAGCTTTAAAAGGCTTAAGATCCTGCTCCCCATCACTAATCAAAACCTCAGCATTAGGATCAACAATAGTCCAAGTAGGCAAACCCATCAGAGTATCATTATTACGAGCATAAGTCCCCATAGCGTCAGAAAGCTCAGGAACTTCTGGAGTTTGCCTTATGGCTTCTGATCTCTGCCGTGGGTCAAGACCTTTCCTTTTGTTCTCTCCAAGACTCCACATATTAAATGCCAAAACATTATCTCTTAACTTACCACTAGATGGTAGCATAGCGTGAAGTATATCATCTCCCTTGGGGGCTTTATCAAAAGAGGTCCCTGCTTCCTTTAGGGCATCGCTAACTGCCTTCTCATCAGCTGAATAAATATCAAATGCGCTTTGAGGTAACTTATCAACATCAATATCGCTTAACATGCCTTTTACACGCAAGTATCTTTCCCTATCGCCCAAAACAGCTGCCGCTATAATAAGCTCTGCATGCTCAGGATTATTAGGATCTAATCTCTTTGCTTGTCTAAGCTCATCAACTCTTTCCCAAGCCTTAACAAGTTTACCAGCAGTAACCAAACTTTGAGTTGTAGAAGCAGATGTTTTAGAAGGCGTATAACCTTTATGCGCCCAAACAACGACACCTTTGTCAGAAGCCACTAACCTAGCTTTTTCAATACCTATTTCATTAGCAAACGTAAATGTATTCGTGTTAAAAATATCAGCTAATGACTCATCCAATGATCGTAGCTCAACTTCAACTTCTTTACCGTCACGCATAAATCTAGCAGTATGATCCGTGCCTAGATTCTCCATGAGCATCTGACCTTCAAGTAACCTTAACTCTCTAGCAGTTCCTCCATTTGCATAATCTCCAGTGCTTGTAGGATTTGGACCCTCTTCGCTATCATAAACAAGGTTATCATCGTTGTCATAAAGCCTAAAATGCCATCTTCCCCGCACAAGAATAGTATTATCTTGAGCTCTTTCAGGCGAAGGAGGCGGTCCTTGACCTTCTTCAAATCTTCTTTGCTGCTCAGCAAAATCATCACTAGGGAATCGTGTCCTATCAAGATCAACAATATGCTCGGCAGTTACCCTGTACTCTTCGCCTTCTACAGTTTTAGTACCTAAATCTACCTCTTCCCCATCCATAAACATTTTTTTAAGATAGTCTTCTTTTTGCTGCCTACTAAGAGCAATAAATTTTTGACCCGCATCCTCAAATGTTTCGTCAATAAGCTCACCGTTTTCATCTTCAGGGTCAGGCACCTCCCAAGGGGCTTTAGAAATATCGCCATCTTTTCTCCAAATAAGATTAAAAACTTTTTTAGCTCTTTCACGAGCAAGCATAAGCCTAGCTTTTTTCTCTTTTTGCCAACTATAACCATCTACAGCTTCTTCTAACTCGTCACCAGAAATAATTGGACCAAGATCATTGTCAACTTTTGTGTTCTTAACAACTGTCTCTACGGTTTCACCCCAGCCATCAGGAGTACGCTCTTCAACATCTATTTGTTCTGGGGTCTTATCACCTTGTCGCTCGCTCCTAACAGCAAGAGCAGCAGCAAGCCACTCCGAATCAGTCTCACTTAAACCATTTCTATCTCTGTTAGTTATAGAAGCATTAATGTAATCTTCTAATTGCGAATTGGAAAGCTCTCTTAAAAAACTTAGTTTCTCTTCATCTAGCTTAGGCGCAGTATTAATAGTACCTCTGGTATCGCCTATGGTTCTTGAGTTCTCAGCTATAGTTCCATTTGACTGACCTACAGTGGGAAATCTTTCACCAGTAGATAGTCTTTGACCAGACCAACTTGGCGTATAATCAACACGATTGCCATTCCGATCTACAATTACTCGGCCACGCCTGTCTTCCATTGTCCTGCCGGGCACCCCTTCTTGCAAAAGGTTTCCTAGGTCATCGGCAATAAAGGTTCCTTTAGGGCGCTCCCATACAGTGCCCTCTTGAACTATCTGATCTAAATCTGCATCTTTGGGATTAGGCTTATACGGCTCTATACGTAAGCCACCCCATCTTTCTGTAACTGCCATACTTATATTCTATCAGGCTGACGGTTTAATAGCAACACCGTTATTACTTGTAGTTGAATAAGCGCTTGTGCCTGTTTTATTAATTGCCGCAACTCTAAAATAATAACTAGTTCCGTTTGTAAGGCTAGTTACCACTTTAACCGTATCAGTATTTCCTGTATCAGCTACTATTGTGCTCCAGTTAGTACCATCAGTGCTCTGATCAATTTTATAACCTGTCACTTCAAAGACCCCGCCGTCCCACATTGGCTCTTGCCAAGTAAGAGTAATTTGAGCATTTCCAGCAATTCCTAAAAGATCATATGGACTGCTTGGCAAAGTAGACATTTTGCTTACCGTTGGGTCAGCCTGAAGCATTACACCCAACGCAGTGTGGTCAATTGTTTCTTCAAGCTGTAAATCATATGATATAAATGCTCCAGCCAAACATCTTTCACCTTTAACTAAAGTTATTTCTGAAAACTCTTCTCTCATCGTGCCCTCATCAATTTTAGGGTAACATGGAACTGTAGTGTCGTATTTACTCAAAGAGGGGCCATCCAATAGGGCTTCTCTAACAATTGTAGTCAAATTATCTCTTTGCTCAGTTACTATATTTTCACCCGTAGCTCTTACCCAAACATACGTCCTCATTGCATAAACCACTCTATAATTAGGATCAAAATCATAAGCATATCCTTCTCTCTGGATTTGCGCAGTATTCATAACCATGTTTATTATCGTAGGCCAATGCCCTAAAGTAAAAGGCTCATGTGTAATAACTTTTCTAGGGTCGGGTAATTGAGAATCACTTAAATTCCAATGATTCCTATACGTTAAGATACGTGCTGGTAGGTCATTTGATAAATAGTTACTTACATAGCTTTTCGCTAAGCGTGGTCCTGACATCATGTGTCAAACACCCCCCTAACCGTTCCGGCTTTATCAAGAATAATGTGTTCAGTAGCCATGTTACCAAAGTTCTCACCAAAGTTTCTTGGGTTATAAACAATCTGACGCTCATGCATATTTCTAGTCCCCATTTGATGAAACTTTGCGTAACTAATTGGAGACTCAGGACTTACATCTATTCCCCAAACAGCGCTCGTAGGTCTTTGAGCACGCACAGACCCCGGACCTCTAAAACGACTTAAAGCTTGTCTCATGTCACCTGTTCTTTCAAGAGTCTGGCGCCCATAGCCTTGAGAAAACTTTTCATTAAAATATCTTCTGGTCAATGGGGCCCAACCACCTACAGGGGCTCCATCTGTTTGAAAGTTTTTAACATGCGCATCCGCTAAATCATCAAAAACTTTGTTCCAAATAGGCCTAAGGTTTTTTGAACGTACTGCGACACCTTTTATGTAACGATTGAATGCCCGTGTGTCCACTTCTAAAATTTTTTTTCTTACAGCCATTTTAGGATATCCTGACTCTACGATACTTACGTATCCCTGCAAGCTCCCTATCTGTAAAACCTGTCTCCATAGGCGCTATGTTACGAGTTGTAAGATCTTTAAGACCAACGGTATCATCATACATGTTCTGCATCTCTCTTGATGCAGCCCTTAACAACAAAATTTTGAAAGCTTTAATACTTGCGCCATCTAATCCAGCAGTATAAGTAATATCTATTTTATCGTTAGCATAAGCATTATACATATCTATACCGTATTCTCGTTTAACGTAATCTGTCTCGGCTACTTGTGCTACCGCCGTGCCACCATCAGTTCCTCCAGAAATTGATGAACCTGAATTAACAGTTGCTGTTCCGGCTTGATCTCCCGCAGAACCTATAAAAGAAGGACCAGAGCCTCCCGTACCATTAGGAATTTTTCCGCTATTCGCTACTGAGTTATAAGCTTTCCCACCTTTAACGGCTTGAAACGATTTATTAGTTGCAGTATTGCTAGCAACCGTAATTGACTCTGTGTTTGTATACGCATACACATCTGGATCATCTGGATCTGTAGTTGAATCAATGTAGTAAACTGTAGCCTCACCTATAGCGTAAGTACCATTCGTGGCTCCAGCCAAATCTAGTTTAACCGTAGCTTTGCTTCCTTCTGCTATAGCTGGGGTAATTGTTAAAGAAGTTACTGTAACAATAGGAGAATTCTTAATGTATAGTGTCCAAGTCGGCGTATACAAAATGCCCGGCGTTGTTAGAGTCGTTGAATAGGCTGGATCAGTTACATAATTGTGAAAATAATTATTAGGAGATATACCTCTACCAACTTCAGGAACCCTATATTCCTCTGTGAAAGACGTAACTGATATGGGGCGTCGCAAATAAGCAGAAAGCTCAGATTCTAAGCCATCTATTATAAACTGGGCAGCATCTTCTTGCTTGTTGTCCAAGTCTATGTCCATATATGTTTCTATGTCAGCGACAGTTATTAACGCCATTAGACTACTCCAAAACTATCTCGTCGGACCCGGACCAAGTGCTGCTCTACTGCCTCTTCTAAGTGCTGGCATCCGATCCCGAATCCCACGCTGTAACGCACGACGAATCGGACCCGGACCTAACTCTCTATCTCTACTTCTTCTAGGAAACGGCATTTCTACTCCATCAATATTTTAAAATTTGCTCCTCAAAATATATGATACCGCAAATTCGCCTCATTCAAAGTTTATTCTTCACGAAGAGGTTTAAAGAAGTCTCCATTCATCCACATCATACCTATAACAGAATAACCAATAATATCCAAATACGTGTCTTCAATAGACTCATTAGACGCCTCATACTGTTTTTCTAACAAGTTTTCAAGGCGAGCTATCTTGTCATGAAGCCTTAATATCAAGCCTTTCTCAGCAAACCGTGCAATATTATTGGGCCCATAGTCTCTCTGCTTCTTAGAAAGGATTCTAGAGACCTCTACGGCGCTTGCAAAAGGATGAGACTTGAGAGCTAGGGCTCCTAGGTCCAACCAACAAGAATCGTCTTCTAATTTATTGTCTCCGTGGAAGTAGTGATCAATCATAAAATCAACCATAAGCCTGATCTCTTCCACAGGAGTTGTTGATAACCCCGAAACCCTATGATTCCAAACTCGCAAAGTGTGAACTAGGGCAGCATCATCCCAAGTCTCCATCTGCATTCCTTCTAATAAGCTCATTCTTTATCTCCTTTTTTTGGCGAAGCAAAGCTATGCTGAATAGCCAGCTTTAGCATATAAAGCAGCCACACAAATACCATTACGTTAAAGCATTCCCAGTAGCTTGCTCCAGCAGGAACAAAGTCCCAAGCTCTATTGGCATAGTCATTTAGCTTCATTAAGAAAAATCCAGATATAAAAGAAAGTATACCTATCCCAACCAAACCTCCGAAAACTTGACCAAGCCAAGTAACTAGTCCGTTCGTTGGCGCATTTCTTTTCTTGGTTTCAGTGGTTAACGATTCAAGAACCGCTTCCCACTCTTCTTTGCTTGCCTTCTTACTCATGTTTTCTCCTTAATTATCTGATAAATCCACTGCCTGCTTAAACTGTACTCTCTAGCTAAAGCTGATGCGGACGCTCCTTTTGCATAAGCGATTTTTATTTTATTATTGCGATCTACTACAATGTTCTTTGATTTGGGTCCCGGCCTTACCGGACCCCATGTCCAACTAGGTACTTTTTCTAAAAGCTTTATCCTTCTATCAGAAAGCAATCCCTGACGATAGCGTGTTCTCATGTAACTAACCCAGTGACCTAAATTTATCTCTGCGCCATTATCTAAGAACTCTAAGTGTCCTGTTGGTACCAAAGCATCACCATATCTTTCTTGATAAGCTTGCAAAGCTTCGTAGTAGATACTCCATCTCTGTTCATGATTCATACTACTATTTTAGTAAAGATTTGTTTACATGTCAAGTCCGGATTTAGAAAACTGGTTAAGGTAAGCCTATATATTCATGAGACCAACATATTCTAGTGTTATCAGCGTAGTGGTTTTTCCAAACATCATCATGCTTTATATCTGTACGCAATTTTCTATTTTTACTAGTAGCTTTCCATACATCTGACTTTTCCCTATAGTTGCCCATACTAGGGTGAGCTGTTCTAGAAAAATATCGCCCTTCTTGTTCTAAGTACACTTGGGCAATAGCGTCAGAGAACCTATTGCCTATACCGAGTCCTTGAAAGTCTGGCAGAACAACTGTTCGGTGCTCTCTCCACCCATTCTTAACAGTTCCGCTTGGGTATCTCATTACCGAACTAAAACCTACTAAGTTTCCTTCCCATACCGCTGCGTAACAATGAGAGGCTTTATTTAAAGAAGAGCTCAGATAGTGATGCTTTTTAAAAACTGGCCAGTAGTGGTAAGTTGTTCTGTATATGTCAAGTTGTATTGATGGTCGCCGAAGATACCTCCCAGTATAAAAGTTTCCCGTAAACGTATCAAAAACCCAATCAGGTCTCAGCCACTCCAAAATGTCATAATGGCATGAAGCAATAACTATGCCCTGTAGGTTGTTCTTGTCTACATAACGTCTAAAAGCATTTGATGTTGAAAAAGCAACATCCCTATTAACCACTGATGTGTACTCATCTATCAAAGCCCCACTTTCTAACTGCCTAGCCAAGTCGCATCTAAACTGCTCACCGTTTGATAACTTATCATAAGGTAAAGTCATTTGTGGTATAGAATTGAATCCAACTGCAGAAAACTTATCAATGCCTTCTTCAGGTGTTGCAAAATGAGAGATTACTGATCGTTCATGGTCCCACTTGGGCTGCCACACATGATCTGGATTTAGTGATCTTAGTAACGTAGATTTTCCGCTTCCACTAGGACCAATTATGGCTCCAATGCCAAACTCATCTGGCAAGGTCGGAAGTTGTTTTATTTCTGTTACGATTTCACCTTCAAAACGAAAATCAAAAAATTCTGCTAATTTTTCAGTATATTCATCATGATTAACAATTGTTTTAAGCTCAATTGTTTCAGGGGACTTCTCAATTAATTCTAGCTGCTCCATTTTATTTAACTCCATAATATTCAATCTCTCTAGCAAGAGATCTAATTTCTTTTACAGTTTGGTCTTTGCCAACTTCTTCAGACCATAAAACTATATCTTCATGTACTTGCATCTCTATAGCATCCCAACACATAATAAATCTAGAAACAAATTTTCTTGGTACCATATCTATCAGCACATCAAAATCGTCTGATGCAGTTTTTATAGGCATCCCACATATAAGCGCTATCGCATAAGGTAATGATATTTCACCATCTTCATTTCTAGGTGCAGAGTCAGAAAGCCCTACATCATGAATTAAATTGGCAAGATGATCTAAGTCAACGTAAATCTTAGCATTATTTAATTCTTTAATAGATAGCATACATCTATTGTAACAAAAAGATGGGGCTCAAGTCAAGCTGAACCCCATCCTAGATAATTTGGAAAGTTGATGACCGGCTACATCAACCGAAAATTCCTCCTTCGTGTGGGGTTAGCCTTCCGGTATACAGATATTATACTAAGGCTATTTACGCTAGGATAAAACTATTTATGGTATAAGGGTCTTATCTTACAGGACACGCTCCGGTGTCGCAGCTTTCTCCCATAAGAGCCATGTCATCTTCTGACATTACAGTAGACCCAGACAATCTTTCACCAAGCCCTTTAGTTTTATTTAACATTTCACTATATTCTTCTAAAGTAAGCTCTCCCATAGGCGCTTGATCAAAGCCATGTTCGCTATGAAGAAGGAAAGATACCGACTTCATTTCATGCCAATTCTCTGCTAGGTAATCTTTTATACCATCTAGTTCTTCCATCTTATAATAAACGGTAACAGAGATAGCGTTATCTGCCCATAACTTTTGAAGTTTTCTAACTAAGTCCATCTGCTCAATAGCAGTCATATCATTAGCTAAAATAGTTCCTTCAGGAAAAGCACAAGGGAACTCAACAACCACAGTTCTATCATCTTCAGAACCATCAAAGTTTCTCAAAGGCTCAACATAGTAACCCTTTGACCTGCAGTAATCTACCAAAACATCGCTTGAGGCCATTCTCATCCTCTTGACGAATCTCTGGCTAAAAGCAGGATGCACGCCCGGCGTTACGCCCGGAAGCAAGCTCAAAGTACCCGAAGGCTTTATAGTCGTCAAACGGACAGACTCTGGCCATCCACGACTAGCTGACCACTCAGCATCTAGTTCTCGCAACGCAACATAAGTATCATCTAACCAATCAATCTTATCCATGGCTTGAGTAACACCAGTTACACCTAGCCCTAGTCGCATGTTTTGAGATGTAATCTTATCTGATGCAGGATCAAGATAAGGCAAAGCAGCAATAGCTTTCTGAACTTTGTACAGAAGTTTTGCTACGTCAATTAGTTCCTCTTTGGAGTCAATCATGGGTAAGTAAAGCTCTGCTAAGTTGCAAGATTCTCTGTTTGCTAAAGGTATCTCAGCGCAAGGATTAACACCTACAATTGACGCATCCAATCGCTCTTCTCCCATACGGCCATACTGACGAGAAGCTTCAAGATTAAAGAACCCATATGGTTCTCCGTTTCCTTTGTAACCTTCCCATATAACTTCTGGCATGTCTTTCATTTCTTCTGGAGAAACAAATACTGTGTTGTTGGACATAGCACGCTCAATCGGAATATCTCCTAAGTCCCATCTTTTGGCCATCAAGTAATCTTCGTCATCAAGCCGACCAACTGCTATTTCTGCAGATCGGCGCACGTTTCCAGCAACTACTATTGATCCAATAATGTTCATACAATCTAAAACTTCAACTGAAGTCATAGTGCGGCCAATAGCGCCGTCTAATACATTACAAATCTTCTCTATTCCGGAGATCAAAATCTCTGGGCCAGAAGCTGTACCACCAAAAGTTTTTATAGGAACGCCAGCAGGTCTAATAAGATGTGTAGCGTACACCATGTTTCGTGGGTTGTCGTCATCACCTAAATAGCATTCAAATACTTTGCGGATAACTTCTCCCCAACCTTCTCTTGTGTCGGGAACAATGTAATCTGCATCATTAACGTCAAGATGCTCTACCCAGCCTGACCTAACTATACCTAATCTTTCTGGCTTATCACAAGAAAATCCTACTCCACCACCAAGCATAAGCCTTTCAACTGACCAAGAAAAGTCAGTTGGCTTCTGAATATCTACAAACCAACAATTCACTAAACTGTCTCCACCAAGCCTCACGTTGTTAGGAGTCCCTAATTGCCAAAGCATTCGGCCAGCGACATTACCTTTTAAATTAAACAAATAGTCGTACAAGCGCATTGCTTCTTTTTCGGTTAACCTAGTCCCAATATCTTGAGCACCGTTAACAACACGCTGAACAGTCTCATGCCATTCTTCTGTTCTAAGTACGGTATCAGAATCCCCTTCAAATATTGGGCGTGCATAAGTTCTCTTATAAACTATGTAACCCAATCCGTTGAAACCCCAAGGGGCGGTCTTCTCTTCGTATTCTTTTATAAAATCGTCGTCAATGTAATAAGTTGTCACTTCTTCTCCTAGTAGTGGGGTCGCCTCTTGCGATTATCCTGTGATTGTAATGGTGAGGATTTGATTATTCTAAAATATAATCCGACAGAATATCTGTCAAGTCTTTTGGAGACTTAAAAATTTTTACGACTTAACCGTTACTAAAGTTTTTGCTAAATCCACATTTCCTGAAAAAACTAAAAACAATCCTGCTGCCTCTTCGTTTATAGAGATAATTGAATCTCCTTTTTTATTTATGGCCATATCTAAAAGACCAATAGCGCATAGCTTTCGGATAAAATCTACAAACTCTAAATCAGTTTGTAAATGTAGATTTGATTCAAAAACTATGTCACGTAGTTCTGTTATTCTAATACGTGTTTTACCTTTTGTCAAGATCAAGTGTAAAATACTCGCAGACTTATCTTCCCATTCTCCAAACAATGATAACGCTGGCCTAATTGCAGACTCTTGAAGCATTGACCCTTTTTTCTTAGACAAGCACACAGCCGCTTCAAGCGCAGCATCTGTCTCATCATGCAAAGCTAAGAATAAAACACTATTGTCTGATAAGCCTACCGCTTCTAAAGTTTGATTGCTCATAACTGTATCCACTAAGCAAAACTCTGTTGCTAAAGAAAGTACTTTATCTGCGTTTTTAAATACATGGCTGTTCTGTCCAAATAGAACAACCGAGCTTAGAACAAGCATCAAGTCCATCGTGGAATCTTTAACGTAACCTTTGTTCTGTATCAGAAACTTAAGTAAGTTTGAGATGCCTATGGCCGCATCAAAATCTATGAGCAGGAGCGATGTAACATCATCAGAAGACCAAACAGGTAAATCAAACTTATCCATACCTTATTATAACATGTTGCAAAAGAAAAAGCCCCCGACCCGAAGGCCGGAGACTGGTTCTCAATTCTCTCGTTAAGTCTTAAGACTTAGCCACTACCTATACCCTAAGGTTTAGGAAGGCTTGGCGTCAAATGTGACTTTTACGAAGGATTCTGGTCGTTTAACCGCTAGAGCAAGACGCTCTTCAGCAAGAACCACTACTGCGTTTCTTACGAAGAAGTCTGAATGCTGTTCACTGATTCTGATAGAAGCAGCTTCACGGTCATACAGTTGTGCACCAGTTCCGAAAGCACCGATTAGAGCGGTTCCAGAAGCGATAGCAGGGGTATCAATCACAGGGATTCGCCAAATTCGTGATTCGGCTCCACCAGCTACAGAGATAGCAAGGAGGTATGTTCCTTGGCTGTTCTTTGTAAGTTCAATGTCTTCCCAGTCGTTAGGGTTAACGATGATACCAGTTGGTTCGTAGTATGCTAGGTACGCAAGCGTAGCTGCACGACGAACGGCATCTGCTTTGGTGTCAGCAACTGGAGTTGTTGCACCAGATGACCAAGAGTAGGTCTGGACGCTGGAATTGTTTAGAATACCAGCAAGATCTTCTCCTGTACCCGATCCTGAAAGGATTTGGGTATCTTCTGTTAGCCTAAGACCATAGAGCAGTTCGTTGTCAATGATTGATCGCAATTGCGGTTCATCGGCAAGGACATTCCTATGAGCAGCTTCCCAGTGAGCAATGGTTCGTACAGGAGCTTGCTCCCCTACGAATGTCATTGATGACTCTGGTTTTGCTCCAAAGTTGCTTCCAGACCGTTCTGCAACGGTGTCAGCAGCATTGGTAAAACCAGTTTGACGGAAGTACTCAATAACGGCTGCGTTGGTGCTACGTGCTGGGAAGAGATCCCGAACTCGGCTTCGTCGTTGGGCGATAGGAATAATTCCGTCTCGCTCAACGGCGCCGAAAGCACTTGGAGTACCAGTTGGCAGACCTGAGTAAATGTCTTTCTGCTCTAAACTCTTGGTAACGAATGGAGAAGCCATATTAGCTCCAGATTTTCCACCTTGGAGTGATTTGAATTCTTCCGAATTAACGAAAGCTTCACCAACACTTTGTGCTTTATAGTGAGCCACTTCAGCTTCTACACCAGCAGCTACTTCAGCAGCTACTGATTTGTATTCAGCTTCAGATGACCATGCACTAACGTCACGCAATGTGGTGATATCTTCAATCAAGCCCTTCAATTCTTTGATTTGGGCCATGTTGCTATTGAACGCCGAACGTTGTTCGTCGCCAACGACGAGTGTTTCGCCGTCTAGTTGAATTGAGTCAGCGAGCTCTTGCTGTTCTCCCATTTTACCGGAAAGAGCATCTTTGAGTTCGTTGAGCCTACCTTCATCAAAGCTCATGTTGTATATCTCCTTAAAGTTTAGAAACATGTTCTACGTGATGACAAGCGACCCAGCGAGTGAGCGCTGCCAGTCATTTATATGCTATCAACACTGTAAAGGGATTCACGGGAACTTTCCCGAAAAATATTTACAATGTCAATATAGTTATTATAGTGTATATCAAATATGATTTCAAGTACTTTATTTTCTAGTACTTCTTGGATGTTTTTTAGGAAGCAAATCATTATCTGTTGTGTACTTGGCATTCTTCGGTTTACCGCTAGACACTAATCTAAGAAATGCATTGACACGCCCCATAGCCCACTGTTGTCTACCCATACCGGGGCGATGAGAGGCTGAGAAAGCTCCTGCGCCCCTCCTCCAAACAGCTTTAAGCATACCTAATGTGACTTTTCTATCCTTCTTGCCCTTTTTCTCCATTTTTTCGTTATGCTCTTTAACTTTATTTTTCAAAGAAGCTTCAACCGTTTCGTTAAGAGATATCTTTCCTCTCGTACCAGAAGCAGATCCGGGTTTATTTCTTCTAGATCCACGAATTCGTTCAGAAGGCTTAGCAGGTGTCTTGGGATCTCCTCCCCTTTTACCCTTCTCTTCTATATCAAAATCTTCTTCAGATTTTTCTTTCTTTCGCCACTTCTCTGGAATCAAGTCAGTTCTTTTTAAAGCACGTGCACGCTTCATTATATGACGCTTTGCAGCTGCTTGATTTTTACCAAGACCATACGCTTGAATAGCATTTCTTAAATCTCCAACATCCCTTATGGGGAAAGACCCATCAGGTAATGCCCATCCTCTTTTAGCATACTCTGTTCTACGCTCCCTAGTATAAAACCTTTTTTCATAATAGGCTTCACTGTACTTTTGTATATCAGAGTCTATCAAAAGTGAAACATTTCGTGCAAATTCATAACCAGCATTGCCTCCGTGAATAAGCCAAGAAATTTTGTCAGCAACCCCTAAGTCAGATTTGGTTTGTATGTGAGAACCCCTATCATCAAAAAATGTTTTCATTTTAAGAATGTCATCTTCTGTAAGTTCATCACCTCGGATTATCTTTTTAGCTAAGATAATATCTTTTAGCGAAGCACCAATATTATGCTTTTCTTTGAAAGCCATACCAAGCTTTACAGAAGCTATCATCTCATCATTAGGAGTGGTAACAAATGAAGCAGAATCTGACTTCTTTCTTTTTTTTGATCTTTCAACTATGTTTTTAGACCAAGTAAATCCCGGATCTCCTCCCCAAAGATCCCAAGCAATTTTCCCAGCTGATGGCCAACCTTCTTCGCCTTTTCTAAAACCTTGGGCTTTTTTATCTACTTCATGTCTAGCGAAGAACGAATACATTCTTTTTACCGTGCTTAATGATAGATTTCTACCATTTACTATATCACGTGCTCTTGAAACACCTACCATGGTTCCACCACGGCCATGTTCTTTGCGTAGTTCTAGTCCTCGTTTAGCGGCATCTACCATTCCACTGGTAGGTTTAAAAGAGTCAGGAAAGCTATCGCTTGCTTTAGCAGAAACAAGTCCGCCACCGGGCATTGTTTCTATCCCTGCAATGCCTCTGCCTCGTAATTTTTCCCAATGCTTTCTATCCGATATGACCCTTCTTGTGGGTCTAGAGGCTCTTAATATATTAGATCCTCCAACACCTGCGTGTGCACGGGCTGCATTGTACTCTTCGGGAGTACCACATGGAAACCAGACGCCTTGTCGTGACATGTGGGCGCCTGAGCAACCCATATTTACAGCTTCTCTGGATGCTGAGTCTTCAGAGGCAAAAGCTCCTTTAGGTAACTTTTGACCTGCTTTCTCGCTTTGTCGTTTTTTCCACTCTCTAAACTCAGGATTACCAAGTTCAAGTAGTTTCTTAAGGTCTCTATCTGATTCGCAAGGCCCCCAAGCGTCACCAATTTTATGAGACCCCGAACAACCCAACATCTCTGAAAGCTTTTCAGCCATTTCTTTGGTTGGCACTGTTTGCCCTTCTAGTGGGTCTTTGGCCACGGTCTCCTCCTTCCTCAGAAACATCGCCTACCGAAAATCCGTAATCTTTAGGGTTTAAATCTTTACCTGCACGCAATATTGCATTAATGTATTTTTTATTATTTTTTTCTTTAGCGTCTTGAAGAAGTCCATAAAGTCCCTTGGTTAAAGATATTATCGTTTCTGGCGAAGGCTCAGCTAAATATGAATCCATACTTCTAGAAGCGGCATACATCATAAATCTAATTTTATTTAAATCTTCGTAAGAAATAATGTTTGGGTTTTCAGCAGGGAACATGGATATATAGCGATTCATATCTGCCAATGGAACCCCATCAAGCTTCTTCTCTGCCACAGATTGCTTAGCGTTATAATCGTTTATTGTATCTACGCTTTTAGCATAGGGAACCCTTTTGATTTCTTTCATCTGCGGGAAAGCAGCTTTTAGGTTTTCAACAGTGTATGAACCTCTAAAAGATTTTTCGTAATCATCTACCATTTTGCGAACAGGGTTCTTTGCAGAAAACTCTGCAGTTCTCTCATCATCTACTCTTATGACTAACGTATTTTTACCCATCAAATTATAATATTTCACAAAATGTCCTTAAAAGTCTGACCTTGTAGCGTGCTCTAACATGTTTAAAATCCAATCATATTGCTGTTCTTCTGTCATGTCATCCCAATCTTCCAAGTCTAAATAACTAAGTTCTATTTTTTCTTCAATTTCTTCGTTTTCTTCAGCCATTATACTTATCCTCGTACACTATTCTTTACTATTATATTACTTCTCATACGCACTTATGTCAAATCTACTCATCACCATCAGTTAGATCTTCTACAGCTTGGTTTCCTTGCTCTACAATCTCTTCTATTTGCTCTTCGTCAGGTAAGTTGTTTATTTTAATCTTATTTGCAGCATTCTGCAATGCCTTCTTAACTGCTACTCTTCGGCTCGCTCTTGCGCTACGAATATCTTTCATTTCATCTTTATCAAGATCAGGTCTGAGCGTCCCATCTTCTTCAAGTAGCTCGTCAACTCCTTGAAGAGGTATATTCAAATCTTCAATAAGATCATTCACAAGCTTGTCAGTTACACCTTTTACTTTCTTATTAGCTTTATCAAATTCTTCTTTATCAAAACCTAAATCAAACGTTGGAGTACCTGCTTCATCCACTATAGCTTTACCTTCTGTATCAACTAAAGCGGAGTCCCTGATAGGATCACGCAAGTTATTAATTGCTTGCTCAAACTCAACATCGTCCATTTCAGCATCTATCGGATCAGGAACAACAACTTCTCGTCTAGGTGCAGCAACAGGCTGAACAGCTTCTGGAGTATCTGCGTCAACTTCTGCAGGATCACGTCGCTGAGGTCTTAACTCTGGCGCCTCACCAGAACGCTTATTACCTATAATGTCATCAAACGCTGCTAAAATTCTTTCTTTGTCAGCACCATCAGGATAGCTTCTTGCAAAGTTTGCTTTCATGTTTTCAAGCTTCTCTATCTCGTCCTCTACAGACCTTATGTCTTGTTGAACACCCTTCTGATACTTAAATGAATCATTTGGGTCAGCTGCCCTACGTAATTGACTAATAACAGACTTAGAATCTTGCTCTAATAAGTCAGCAACAGAATCTAAATTAGTCTTAGTCTCTTCTTTTTGTTGTTTTGCTTTAGCTGCTTTAGCTGCTTTCCAATCCTCATCAAACGCAGTAAACGAAGGATCGTCTACTTCAAGATACGTAGGAGACCCTCCAACATACGTGTACGCATCATCGGCATCTCCAGTTTCATCTAACTGAGCTAAGTCCATTATGCCTTCTTGATTTTCTTGCCTTGCCATATCTATAGCAGCATTTTCATCGTATCTATCTTTATCAAGCACATTAGTAATGTCTACATGCAGCTCATCTACTTCAACTATTTGACCTTTTGAGTCTTTCTTCCTAGCCCTCTTTCTCCAAAGACCAAGAGCAACTTTAATTCCTTCTTCTCCTTCACCAAACTCAGCTTTGTTTTTAGCAATCATTTTCCATATTGCTGCTATGGCACTATCTAGTTCTTTTTTCTCGCCAGCTGACCGTGCGCCTGCAGGCTTGCTTAAAATTTTACCAAGCTTTCCTGATTTAATAATAAATCCATTTTTATCTTTAGAAACCGCCCAACCACTAGTAACATCATTTTGTGTGCTTACATCTAGCGTGGCGCCCCCTTCAGCAAGCGCTCTTGTAAGAATATTGCCAATTGGGCTACGATCTGTAACATAATCTTTATTACCGTGAAGCTCTAATTTAAGCTTATACGTTTCAGGAGAAACATCTTCCAATGACGGGTCCATATCTGTAATGTCTGCTAGCGCATGGGCAGAAGGAGCATCTAGTCCAACAACATCTGAATGACTTACTATATCCGCACTAGTTATTTCTCCATTATTCATAGCGTCTCTCAAACCTTCTGCAACCCTTGGAGCGGTCTCAGGAGTCATGCCATCCATGTCTTGTAACGCTGTAACTGCTCTTATTGTATCTTCAGAGTAACCCAAACGCCTCAAACCATCAATAACATCACCAGTGTCGTTACCTCTTAAAAGTTGTGCTAAGTGAGGAGCAGGAGATCTGTTGCCAGACCTAACCTTACCCATTGTAGCTCTATCTATGTTAAGATTTGGGAACATCTTCTCTAATAAGCCAAGCTCATCTAAGCGATTAAACAATGCACGTGTGCTTCTAGCATCTCCAATAGCTTTATTTAATTCGTCTCTAAGTAAGAATGGCTCTACCTCATCAATAGCTGCTACTCTTATCGCTTTCTCTATATCTGGAGATAAGTCTGCACCATCAGCTTCAGCTCTCCGAACCAATCTAAGCGCAATAAGTGGATCATCTTCTATACGCTCGTCAGGATTACCCAAGCTTCTAATAACAGGTTTTTTGAAAACAACATCTTTTTCTTCTGTTAACGCAGCCGTACTTTCTGGTGTTATTTCAATATCGGGGTCTCCGTCGTAACCTTTAAACACCCCTTCTCTTACTAAAATATCTGTGTCAGGATCTGTTTTTTTCTTCTTAAATAGTTTACGCCCATCTGGATCAGAAGGCTTAACTCTTCTATACTTAACCCCTAAATCTTTAAGACCATCCGCAGGATCATAAACTATAAAGCCCCAATTTGTATCACCTGCTGACTTCTCTACCCCTAACGCTATAGAGTTAATGCTTAAATCTCTTAACTCTAAATCATCATCAATAGAATCTCCCTTCAATTGACTAATCTCTGCTATGTCTCCACCTTGAGAGGTGTACCGAAGCACTGTCTGTCCCTCAGCATCAGGAATCAACTCAAGATTAACACCAGAACCAGTATCAATCCTTCTAAAAGAGCCATCCATTTCTGGAACCCCATCATTCCACTCAAATCCTAAAGCACGAGCAATTTGTTCAAGGGAAGCTGAAGTTCTAATTTGATAAACATCAGGTCGTTTTCCAGTAAGAATGTCTCTAACTGTTCTCCCTGTTACAAATACTTCGTGGCCATTGTTTTTTAATTTTCCAAACACTCCGTCTTTTAGCTTTCCGGCTTGAACTGATGTCAAGAAATCTTCT